GGTATTTTGATTAGTACCGCGTACCCAACGTTGTCTAACCCTATGACTGAACAAGTCGGATTTGTGGAAGACATATTAGAGGGTAAGAAAGAGAACGATAAGGTCTTTGGTCTTATTTACAAGCCTGACTTTCCTAACGATTGGAAAGAAAGCGATGATGAATTATTGAAAGCTAATCCATTAGCAGTTGGTAATCCATCATTGTTCAACTATTTAATTGAAAAGCGCTCAAACGCGATTGACATGGATAGTGAACGAGGTAACTTCTTAACTAAGCACATGAACATCTTTATTAACGGTGGAATTGTTGATACTTATGTTACAGAAGAAGAGATGGAAGGCATTCAAGTTCCAGAGGGAACGATTGATTGGACTGGAAAAGATGTCATGCTTGGTCTTGATTTGTCTCACTCAGACGATAACACAGCTGTTTCTATGGTTCATTACGATAGAGATTCAGAGCTGTTGTTGGTTAAGACGTGGATTTTTTATCCCCAGTTAAAAGAAGCTGATAAGTTTAAAACAGAGGGTCTTAATTATGAAGAGGCATCGGAACTAGGTATTGCAATTCCATCTGGCGGTATGAACATTGATTACAACCAAATAGAGGAATTCATTCTCTCGATTGAGGATGCCTATGACGTAAACATTTTAGCTATTGGTTACGATAAGTATTCTGCACCAGCGATGGTTGTTAGGCTTGCTAAGGATTACAATATGGCGGTCATCAATCAAGGTGCAACAGGAACCTATCTAGCAGCCAAGTTTATAAGAGAAAAGATTTTAGATAAAGACTTACATTACGAAGATGATTTCATGCTCACAGCTAACTTCTTGAATGCAAAGAAGAAGACGGGTGAACAAATGGATTATCGACTAAGTAAAAAAGATTCAACAGGAAAGATTGATGCTGTAGCGGCAACAGTCGATGCTACAGCATTATGGCTTGATGAAATGACAGCAGATGCTGGTGGTGAACCAGACGTGTTCATGATTTAAAATAGGAAAGGAGTATTCTAAATACATGGGACTTTTTGATAAAAGCAATCCTCTATTTGGTGGATTAAGCCGTCCAAAGGATAAGACCAAAAACGCCCAAGTGGCGAATCAACAAGTTGGTTCAGCAACAGGAGTCGCGATGGTACAAGGATATGTATCAGGTCGTAAGGCTCTAACTGAAAAAGAGATTCTATCAATCCCTGCGGCAAGTGCATCTATTGATATTATCTCTAATGCCGTGTCTAACTTACCACTTAAGTTGGTAAGAAATGTTGACACAAAAGAAGGTAAGGAATATATCGAAGATTACAGAACCGATATGTTAAATGAACATCCTAACCATACATTAAATGGCGCTAATTTTAAGAAACGAATGATTAAAGATTTGCTGTTGTTCGGGTCATCAAAAAATTACGTAAAGTACAATAATGATGGAACGATTGCCGGAATCTATCCACTAGATATGGAAAAGATTACGACAACCGTATACAGTGATAACGGATATGAATTCTACGGAATTGATACTCTTATGACCGAAGAAGGAACGACAGATTTTTACGATGAACTATTGTTTACTGTATTGAAAGATACTAACGATGGAATTATCGGACGTGGAGTTATTGAAGGTAATGAAGATACGTTTATTTTAGCTATGAAACAAGCTGAGTATGAAGGAAACCTTGTGGGTAATGGCGCAATGCCAACAGGAATGTTGACTTACGACAAGCAAAGTGTTAAGGATTCAATCCTGCAACGCCTTTCAGAAAACTTCAATAAGCTATATTCAGGGTCTAAGAACGTTGGTAAAACAATCGTTGTTGGTGGAGACATGAAGTATCAAGCTCTATCTCTTAACCCTGATAACTTGCAGTTGACATCAAGTAAAAAGAGTGTTATATCAGATATTGCTAGAATATTCAATATACCTGAGTCAATGATTAATGCTGATGCAAACAAATATGACTCAACAGAACAAAACAACTTGTGGTTCTTGACTTACACGTTGTCGCCAATCCTGAACTCGATTGAAATTTCTCTAAACAGTAATTTTTTAACACTTGATGAACGGAAAAGCGGATTTGAATTCAAGTTTGATACATCAAGTGTTAGCCGTATCACGCCTACTGAATTACAGAAGAATGTCCTTGACTTATTTGATAAGGGTGTTATTTCAAACGTAACAGCAATGCGCGAAAATGGACAAATAGTCCCACCTGATTTGATAGAGTATTTCAAGCTATCAACAGGAACGGTCATGTTAAGACCTGATAATGGTAATATCATTAACCCTAACATGGGTCAAATAATGAATTATGAAACAGGCTCGATTCTTGGACAAGGTTATGATGGTGGTGGTGAAACATTAGATGCACCACAAAACAATGCCGATAAAGGAGAATCTAATGACAAAACAGAAGACGAAAATGGAGATTAGGTCATTACCAATTTCGTTGAATTCAGTTTCAAATGATGGAAAGTTGAATGTTTCAGGTCTTGTGAACGGTGCTGGTAGTATTTCAGAAATACTACAAAACCCAATCAACGGAAAACAGTTCCGAGAGACAATTGCAAAAGGTGTTTTCGCTAGAGCAATTAGTAACTCAGACAGAATCGACTTTCTCTCAATGCACGACAAGGATTTAATCTTATCAACAACCGATAACGATTCCTTGGAATTGCGTGAGACTGACAACGGACTTGAAATGAACGCCTCAATTACAGGAACATCGTGGGGTAAGGATACCTTTCAACTCATTAAAGACGGTATTATCAAAGGCATGTCCTTCGGTATGCGTGTTCTCAACGACACTTGGAGTATTGCATCAGACAATATCCCAATGAGAACCATCAACGACATTGAGTTGTTTGAGGTTAGTGCAGTAAGAAATCCTGCTTACACAAGTTCTGAAATTGAGGCGAGAGATGTTGATGTCATTATTGACGTTGAGATTCCTAATAACATCGAGGAAAGGAGAGATATTTTGGAAGAAACAAAAGAACCAGAAGTTCGCGAAGAAGAAGTTATTGAAGACCGTGACGATGAAGTTGCGGTTGACCAAGACCCAGAAGTTCGTGAAGATGATGATGAGGAAGAACGAAGTGAAGAGGAGCATGAAGATGTAACAGATGAACCTGTTACTGAAACACTCCACACTGACGAACCAATTGTCACTGATACCGAAGAAAAGCAAGATGACGAGGTTGATGTTATTACAGCATCAGAAGTACGCAATATTGAAAATTCATTGAAAAGTGAAATTACAGAATTACGTGCAATCGTAGATTCATTAAAAACAACAATTAATTATAAAGAAGAAGTGCGTAGCGTACGTATATCAGAGAATCGTTTGTTCTTTGAGGCACGTTAATACGTATTTTTTATTTTTAGAAAAGGATATTTATCAATATGAAATCATTAAAGGAACTCGAAGATAAGCGTGCAAGTTTAGTAGAACAAGGAAAAGCCTTGTTAGCTGATGAAACACGTGATTTGGATGCCGATGAAGATGCCAAGGTTGCTGCTTTAGCTGATGAAGTACGTAGCATTGAGGCTGAAATTGAAGCCGAAAAGTCAAAGCGCACAGCCGATGCAATCGTTGAAACACGTGAAGCACCAGCACTACAAAAGAAAACAGGAGAAGCAGGAATGCCAACTAAAGAAGCAGAATATCGCGCATTGAACATGGCGATTAAAGGACAAACAGATTCACAAGAATTCCGTGATTTGGAAATCACATTAGGAAACAACACAGCAGGTACAGCAGGTAACGGTGGTGTTACAGTACCATTGACTGTTCAAGCAGATGTTATTCAAAAGGCATCAGATGCTGCCCCAGTCTTCGGATTGGCTCGTAAGGTTGCATCAAACAACGGTTTCTACCGTTTCCCTCGTAAGACGACTAACGGCAAGGCTGGCTTTGCTAAAGAATTGGATAAGCTTTCAGAGACTTCTCCAACTCTTGAATACGTTGACTTAGGTCAAAAGCGTGTCGGCGCTTACACACAAGTATCAGATATGATTTTGAACGATTCTGCCATTGATGTTATTGGCGAATCAATGAATGACTTGACTTCTGACTTGGGACGTTCATTGGAAGCATCAATCTTGCTTGGTAAGGGTGGTTTGGAATTCAACGGTGTCGCAGGCAATGTTGACAAGAAAAACGTATTCCAATTAGTAGACCCATTGAACCCAACTGTCGAAGAAATGCTTGACATTATCTTGACATTGAAGTCATTCTACTACGCAGGTGCAGTGTTCGTTGTATCACCAGCCGTTAAGGCAGCTATCACAAAGTTGAAAGATGGTGACGGACAATACTTGTACTTCCGTGGAGACACAACTACACAATGGCAATCAACTTTCGGTGGCTACCCAGTTTACGTTTCAGACCAACTGGAAGGCGCTGACAACCAATTATTCTTCGGTAACTTTACTAAGGGTTACGGAATGGTAATCAAGAACGGTATCAACATGAATATTGTTGGTAACGACACTCAATCTGTATTGAGCGGCATCAAGACATTGGCTATCTCTGCTTACATGGATGGTGCGGTTATCGACCCATTTGCTTTCGTTACGACAGCAAAAAAAGCGTAACCCCAGCGGCTGAAAATACAGCAGCACCAGTAGCGCCAGAACCAATAGCGCCACCTACAACTGACAAGGGTACTGCCACAGACGGTAAGTAATCCTAGCTCGTTGGGTCAAGAACGACATATATGTGTCCGAGTGGGGTGAGAAGCCCATTAAATTAAAAGGAAAAAGGTATTTAATTCATGGCAACTCAGGGTATTGAATCCGTTAAGATTGCTTTAATCGACAAGAAAACTAATGAAGTTTTGACTGGATTGAAAGGAATCTTCAACGATGCCTCAGACACAAAGGGATTATTCACAATTGACGAAACTACTTCTTATGGTGTTGTTTCTCTTAACTTGACAGGGCTTGCAGGGTCATTCACTGACATCTATGGTTCTAACAAGATTGTTCATATCGCCCAAGGTAAGGCATCTCCACAAGCTGTACTAACAGTAAACGCACTTCCAAACGCTATTCACGCTCGTATTTTGGGTCGTGATGCAGATGGTAAGGGCGGATTTGCTTTGGGACAAAAGTCAAATACGTACTTGGCTATCTTAGCTGAGTCACGTGAATCTTTCGATGATGTCCCAGTTTATACTTCATTGTATAAAGTTATCGCCCAAGAAACTGCATCTAACATGCAGACAAACAACGCGGCAGAAAACCGTGCGCAAGATGCTATTACGTTCAAGGCTTTGGAACGTGGCGATGACGGCTTCGGTAAGTTCTACTACGCTGGTGAAAAGGACTTCGATAACGTAACTATGGAAGCAGATGTTTTCAAAACAGCAGCGCCAGCGCCAGCTGGATAACAATTAAATAAAGAAAAGGGCTAACCCTTTTCGTACATACAAGTTTCATTATAACATTGAGAAAGGAGCAACGCAATGTATTATTTCTTTTTAGTTTTAAACTCGTTACAGCCAATTTGGTTTAATATAGTTTACGCGTTTGAGGAGATGGTTCAGCTTGTTAAAGGTAAAAAAATATGACCCAAACAGTTGACTTGAGAGAGTATACTCGTATTGATACATATACTAAGATTGAAGAATCAAATATCAACATGAGACGAGTTTGGGCTATTGAGAAAGACATGGCGAACCTCTCTATCAGACAGTTACTTAATGATGGTTCATTGAAAAAAACAAAACAGATAAATGAACTAACGGAAGAAATCATTTATTCTATGAGAGATTTTTTGATTTACTTTATGGATTTGAATCCACTGGAGTATAACAATTACATCATGGAAAAGATGTCTTATTTCGATTTAACTAATGCAGTAACAACAATCAGTTCCGCTTTGCTTAATGTAGAGCCGATTAAAACAGATGCCGCACCAATCAAAGATTTAAATGATTACAAAAATTCATTAAAGGAACGATACTTCTTTTTAGAACAGTCCATTGCAGACTTTGATTATAACGAACAACAAGTAATGACTAACTTACACATATCACCCAGTGATTTTGAAAAGGAAAATTATTACAGAATGAACGAAGTCTTATCAGCACTTTCACCAGAAGAACGACCAATGACAGGTTCAGGATTCTTACGTCAGATGAACATGACAAAAGAAAATGCAAACGAAGCTATGAAAAGTTCAAGAAAGGAGTAACAATGCTTAAATCAAACATTACAGCGCAAGACGTTGCTAGAAACGTCAGAGCTGAGGATGAAGAGATTCCTCAATTAGAATTGAATCTAAAGATGGCTGTATCATTCCTATCGAATTACATTAGACGTGATTCATTGGATAGTGATGAACAGGAAACTTTTGATTTAGCGGTTCTATTTACTGCATCTGATTATTACATGAACGGAGCAGGTGGCGCTAGAAACAATGGTGGTTCAAAGTATACAGGTTTGAACTCAACTATTGATTCACTTAAAGCGCCATCCCTAGCGATTGGGGGTAACATAGATGGCGACATATAAGAAAGACAGACATGCTTTCAAGTGGCGCGCGACATTCAACACTACCGAAAACGTTGATTTGCCTAACGGTTTAACAACGACAAGACCAGTAGCACAATTTTCTCGTTGGGCAGCAATACATAAAGCAAGCGCAACGTACATCCAAACATTAGATGGTTTTGATAGACGTACTGATATTATCATTGCAATCAATGCTATCTACAAGGATGTTATTACGTTTGATATGGATTGGGATGCCTATACAATTACTCTAAGAGACAGAGATTACGTGATACGTTATGTCGATGCTGATGAAGGTGTTGATTTAAATGGATTCCATCTGTTGTTCCTTAGAAGAAAGGACTACCAAACAGGATAATGAATGAGGATAACATTGAAGGATTAGATGCAATGCTTAGAGCCATTGACGAAATACAGCTAACTCGTGATGAGAAAGCTCAAATCGTCACTGCTGGAGCCAAAGTTGTTGAAGAGCAACTTAGACAAGACACAAAGAAGATGGAAAATAAGCAACTACCGAACATCATTATGGACTTTAAAAAGTCGCATGGGGGGAGGTATGAATATAAAGGTCATTTATATGACGGTGTAATATTCAAGCCAAACGAATTCCTTGATGGTAGTACCAACGTAGGATTTAGAAAAGGTTATGTTACGGTAGCTCACTGGCTAAACACTGGTACTTATAAGCAACCTGCAACATTCTTTTTAAATCGCTCATTTGATGCAATCAAGAGTAATACAGCGGTTGATGATGCGCAAGCACTAAAAACACAAGAGATATTTACAAAGAAAGGATTTTAAGATATGATTTCTGTAAAAGTACGGAAGTTGTTGATTGATTCTGGGATTGATGGATTAAGTAAAGATACAGTCTTTGCTTATAAAATTCCTCAAAATAACGAACGAGATACACACAAGATGCAAGTCTTGTTAAGTGATATTTCTGAATATCCCGACATCGAGGGTTCGGATATGTACAGAGGATTGGAACAACATCTTAACATAAAGATATTCTTCCCAGCTCTTTCAACAGACGACCCAGATGTCGTTAAAAACTCGATAATTAAGTTTTTAAAAACTAAAAGATATAGGTTTCATGATTCTGATGGGATTACAGTATTACCTGATTCTGACAGAACCATGTTATCAATGCAGTTCTGGCACTTAGATGTCTTGGACGAAGCACAATAAAATGATAATTTTATCAAAGGAGATAAATAAAAATGACTAAAAAAGAACAACCATTCCAACTAATCAACGCAGAAGTATTGGGTATCAAAAAGCCAATCATTGTATTTGAATCTAACCGTAACCAAATTGCGGCTATGAAAACACAACTGGCATTAATGCAACTCGACTCATTAGGTGACAAGGAACCACAAGAAATTTTAGAAGCCTATA